CCCCGTAAACCGCGTGACCTTGTCCTTGTCCGGACGGACCCCGACGACCGGAAGGTTCGTCGTCCGCAGAAGCTCGGTCACGACCGCGGCTTGATACTGGATCTGTTCTACCGCGATGACCTGGGGGTTCCACTTCGCAGACATCGCCTTGATGAACTCGAGGACCGCGTGGAACGGAGCCCGGACCCGGGCCACGTCGAGGACCCATAGCTCGCCCTTCCGGTCACGCCCGAGGGCGACGGCCGCGGTCCAGTCGGCCCCGTCCTTTGTCGAGATTGCCAAGTCTACCCCGACCGAGACCTCGAGCTCATCCCGGTCCGGGGGCTCCCCGACCTTGACCCATTCCCGCCGAAGCAGGGCCCCAGCCGCGCTCACGAACTCGGCCCCGAACTCCCGACGGAAGACGATCGCGGGCAAGGTCCCCCGGGCCGCGTCGATCTCGCCCGGGTCTAGGTGCGGGTTCGTCCATGACGGCAACTGCCAAGCCCGGACCTCGGGGTCTTCGCCCTGGCCCCGCTGTACTAGCTCATGGAACCACCCGCCCTCGACATTCGGGGTCGAGATGATCAGGGCCTTGCCCTTCCGATCCGCGAGGGCAGGCCTGAGCACTTCTTCCCAGACCCGACGGGCCACGAAGTCGGCCTCGTCCATCACAAGGAAGTCGAGCCCCTCGCCCCGCAGGTTGTCCGGGTTGTCCGCGCTCTTGAAGGCCACGAAGCCCCCGCTCGGGAGCCGCAGGGTCCGGGTTGACTCGATCGCCGATGCCCCGAGGGGTCGGGCCATGGCCCGGACTTGCTCCCACGCGATACCCGAGATCGAGTAGGTCGGGGCGACCCACCATACCCGCTTCCCCTCGAGCCCGGCCTTGAGTGCGAGGGCCGCACCGAGCCGGGTCTTCCCCCACCGTCGCCCGCAGACCAAGACCCGGAAGCGAGCGGGGTCCTTGGCGACCTCGAGTTGAGCCCGATGGAGCTTCGGAAGCCGGATGACTAAGGGCATCCGCCGCCACTCGCCAAGGTCACGAGGATTGCGACATGCCCCGCGAGGACGACGGCGAGGGCGACGAAGTCCCAGAAGCACCAGTCCGACGGGGCCGGGGCGAGTTGTCCGGTCATGCGAAGAGCCTCAGTTGCCCGGGCAGAGCGTCGGGGACCTCGGCCTCGGTGACAGGCTCCGGGGCAACGTGACCCACGGCATGCCGAATGCGCGCCCGGGCGATCTCGGTATATTCCGGCGAGAGCTCGATCCCGAGGAATCGGAAGCCCTCGAGGACCGCCCCCTTGCCCGTGGAGCCGGACCCCGTGAACGGGTCAAGGACCAAGCCACCCGGCGGCGTTACCAGCCTGCACAAGTAGCGCATCAGGTCCGTGGGCTTGACGGTGGGATGGATGTTCTTTCGGACGATCGGTGCCCATCTCGGATCGTGTTCTAGCCCACCGCTGTTGACGCGCCGAAGCTCGCCGGACTGCATCGCATCAAGCCCCTCGTCCCGGTCCCGCTTGCTGGCCTTCGCGCTGTAGAAGAAACGGGCCGCGGAGCCGGAATCTCCTCCTGTCACAAGCCGTTCGCCTTCTAATCCACCAAACCATCCATGGGTGTCTTTTTTCTTCACAGATCCATGGCCGTGAAGGTCCGGAAACATCCCCACGACCTCCTCGCTCCCGTCGTGGATCAGGTTCGCGGGCCAGCGGCCTGAACTATTAACGCTTTGCTGGGGTCGTCCGCGACCGTAAACCTGAGACGAAACCATATCGGACCGCCCCGGGTTTTTTGCTTGCGAGGTAAGCAAATCATCCTCCGAAGCATGCTGAACCCTGCACCCGTCGATGTTCAACGCCCCGGTCCCGTGCGCCAAGACGTTCGCCGCCACGGTCCCGACAAGCGGCTTCCGGGCCACGACGATAGGCTCGTGCGCGGGCTTGAGCGCGGTTCCCCAGCCCTGCCACCGCTGGGCCTCGGGGGTTGCGTGGGCTTGCTCCGCACCCGCCGCCGCGTCGATCGCCTTGCTCACGTCCAGAGACTTCGGAAACCCTGACCCGTACACCCACATGATCTGGTCACGGATCTCGAATCCGGCATCCTCGATCGCAACGGCCATGCGGTGGTAGGTCCTGCTTCCGCTGAACGCAAGCAGGTGCCCCCCGGGCTTCAGGACCCGCAGGGCCTCACGCCACACCTCGACGCGGAAGGCCACTCCCGACGCGTCCCAGGACTTGCCCATGAACCCAAGCTCATAAGGGGGGTCGGTCACGATGGAGTCGACGGACGAATCGTCGAGCGTCCGCATGACCGCGAGGCAATCCCCCGTCCTGACCTCGAACCTGGTCAACCCTCGCCGCCTTCCTCGTCGAATGTCCGTCCGCTTGATTCCAGGATCGCCGCCTTGCCTGTATAGTCTTGCCACCGCTTGACGATGACATCGACATATCGTGGATCGATCTCGACACCGTATGCCGTGCGGCCTAGTTTCTCTGCTGCGATAAAAGTTGTTCCGGTTCCGCAGAACGGATCAAGAACCGATCCCGTCTTGTCTGCCAGCTTGCCTAAAACGAACTCGGGAAGATGAACCGGAAACGTCGCCGCGTGGATTGCTGCAAAATCGTTTCCTCGTTGTGGCGGGGCCTCATAAACGGAACACACCGTTCCTTGCCACGAAGAACAAGGGACAACCCTCGAGGCCCCCTCTTTCCCGAAGATCACGATCCATTCGGCATTGGATGTCATGACCCCTGCTTGAATCTGCGGAGCCGATGCGGTCTTATGCCACGTTGCAATATCGCAAAGCCGATCGGATCGATCCTCGATCCACTTGATCAAGATCCTCTTGTTGTTGGCCAATAGCTGAACATTGACGAAGACTCCATGCTCGACGAACGGAAGACACGCGGACCACCATCCGGACATCAGTTCCATCCATTCGTCCGGTGAGTCTTCATGGCTGTTGTATGCCGTTGATGCATGTTTGCGGTTCTTTGATACGTTCGTTTCGTTGAATCTTATTGACTTGTTTCCGCTGAGCTTGATGTTTTCGCCGAGGGCATAGGGGGGCGAAGTGAAAACAATGTCCGCCTTCGTTCCTGACAATACTTTTTCAATGTCGCTTGGATTCGTGGCGTCACCGCAGATCACGCGATGCCGTCCGAGAATCCAGACATCCCCAGGCTTTGAAACTGGGTCCGGCTGTGATTCCGGTATCGCGTCCTCGTCCCCGACAGGATCGAGAACTTCAACCACCGAGGAAAGACGGCTGATCTCGTCTTCCGAAAGCCCGGTCAAGGCAAGATCGAATCCGGCTCCGGTCAAGTCGCCAAGTTCTACCCGAAGCATCTCGTCATCCCATCCCGCATCAAGGGCGAGACGATTGTCCGCGATGACATAGGCCCGTCTTTGAGCATCCGAGAGATGCCCGATGTCGATCGTCGGGACCACGTCTATCTTGAGCTTCCTTGCCGCAAGGACTCGACCGTGACCCGCGACGATTGTTCCATCACCGTCAACAAGGATCGGAACCGTCCATCCGAACTCTTTGATCGACGCGGCAAGTTTTGCGACCTGCTCTGCCGAATGAGTCCGACTGTTTCTGGCATAAGGGATCAAGTCTTCGACCCGACGCATGATGATCTCGTCGGGGATATGGATCTCGCTCAATCGTTCGTTCCTTCCTCGTCCGCCCAGCGGATCACGACCTCGGTCTTGTCCGACCCCTCGGGCCTGCGGTCCTGACGCCCGAAGCGGTCCGGATGCTTGCGCTCGAGGTACCACGCGGAAGCCTGCCACGCGCCCCCCTGCGAAGCCTTCATGATCTGGGCCATATGGAATGCAACCGCCTCGGATTCCGCCTTTTGTACGGCCTCGGAAAACTCGGGATCTTCCTTCATCCAGGAATAGAAAGTATCGGCCGAGATGCCCGCAGCCGTGAAGGCTTCCTTCTGATAGTTCCCCGCTCGAAGCAACATCAAGATCCGGTCCCGTGTTTCCGGCGTCCTCTTGCTCTTAGCCATGGTCTTTGCCTCGCTTCTTCTTGCCGTCGGGGTCCTTTACCTGAGAGATCCGGACTTGCCCCCGCTCGGTTTTCCATCGTGCGACGAGGCCATCCTTCGCCCGCATGAACACGACCCGGACCGGGGTCGTATCCCCCAGGACAGGGGTCATGTCGGGCAAGTGCTCGAGGGCAACCGCGGCAATGGCCCCGGGGTCCTCTTCTACCATCCGGTGTACCTTGTCGCTCATCTTGCCCTCGATGCCGAGGACGATGTCGCCTTCCGGGGTCTCGCCGATCGAGAACTTGCCCCCCGCGGCCAAGATAGCCCGAAAGGCCTCGAGGGGGGTCACTGTCTCCCCCGCTGCTCGATGCTGACCCACCGACGGCGCTCCTTCCGCAGTTCGGCACTTGCCCGACGGTCGAGGTCCATCCAGTCGTCGAAGCATCTTCGACAGAGCATCTCGCGATGGAGCTTGGTCCCGTCCGGAACAAGAGTTAGCGTAGCACACCCGGAGCATCGAATCTCAACGGTTTTAAGCATCGTCCGAGACCCGGATGACCGCCACCCATCGGGGGCTTGTCTTGGTCTTCGGCCTCTTCCGGACGACAAGGTCTATCACCTGCTCGTCGTCGAACCACGCGACACCGTTTAGCGCGTCCATGACCCCTCCTGCGAGGTTGTCGACATCCCCCTTTCCCGTCCAGAACCATAGCTCCAGACTGAGTCTATCTTGACGCCAGACCGGGCAGGCACTCAAGGCCATAGCGACCCGTCCGGCGATCTGCCGCTTCCATGTCATATAATCAGCGGGCATGTAGATATGCCCGGTCTGGGTCGTCCGAGGCCTCGGCTTGACCCGGGCCAGGAACCCATCGGATCGGATCGTCAGGGTCCCGGCCTCGAGGACGACGCTCAGGGGTTGTAAATCGTCTTGAGATCGTCGGACAGCCTTTTTCCGCACCCCCGGCAGGTCGTCGGGCCCCGTTTCGCGCTCACTTCGTGGAGCCCGCAGGCCGGGCAATGGTGATGGGGGATGGTCAGGAACTCGCCGCACCCGAGGCATTGCCACGGGAACCCGTCGCCCTTCACCCGCATCCTTCGATTCTGAGGCCCCTGTGAGCCCCCAGAGCGGGACTTGACCGATCCACCCATCCCCTCGCACCCCCTAGCCCTCTTGCGTCGCTTCTAGGGGCTCGTAGCGCGTCCGGTTGGTCGTCCACCATCGGATGATGCCTTCCCGATTATCG